TTTGCAAGATTTAGAGAAGGTCGTAATGACTTTATCAGAAGCATCCGAGCTAGCATCATGGAAGCTCAGAAACCTAAGCAACAAACTCAACTCAACAAGGATATTGAACATGGCAACGAAAATGAGTAAATCAGAGGCAGAAAGATACCGTTCATCTAAGATGGAAGGCTCTACGAAAGTGGGAAGCGATCGCCTTAAAAAAGTCAGTGAAAAACCCAGCAAAATGAAGGGTGGTGCTGAAAGCACAGGCGGTGCCATGAAGGGTCGTATGAAAAGTAAATAATAGAATCCATAGTTGAGGTTATATGTCTGATGAAAGCGTTCAAGCTGGAACACCTGAGGTGCCTGGCTCAAATCCTGATGCGCCTGTAGAATCAGGCGAAAACTCTGCACCCGCTGATGATATGCCATGGCTTCTACGTGATAAGTTCAAAGGCGAAAGCACCGATGAACAAATCCGTAATCAAGCCATGGCCTATCCTGAATTGCAAAACAAGATGGGTAAATGGTGGGGCGCGCCCAAAGAGGGTGACTATGATGTGGCAGCCCTTGAAGAATATGGGATTGCTGCCGAAGACCCTATCCTGTCTGGCATGAAAAATACCTTCAAAGAAATGGGCTTATCTAATGAGGCCGTCAAGAAATTGGCAGCATCATATGATGACTCCATGAAAGGTATGGCTCGTAAGATGGAAGAGAATCTGACCAAATCCATGACACCAGAATTTGCAGCCCAAGCCAAACGGGTTGAGGGATGGATGGGTAAGTTCACCAAGCCAGAGCAAGACGTGATGAAGGGATGGCTACAGACGCCAGAGGATTTCAAAGCTTTTAATACCTTGATAGCGCTTAATCCTAATGCTGGAACGACTAATGTTCCACCACAGGGTGCGACTTATGGTCATAGATATGAGACTGCAGCTACTGTTGAGCGTGAAAAGATTGATAATCATGCCAGATACAAGAAAGATGCGGGTTATCGTTCAGAGGTTGCACAGCGTATGCGTGATGCTTTGACGAGAGAGAGGAAGTGATGAACTATTCGGATTAACCGAAAGGTTGGAAGCCACGCAAGTCGTGGCTTTTTTATGTCTAAATTTAGACCATGGACTAAATGGCTCTTAATCTTAGCATGAATTCAGTCGATCAAAACCGAATTCGGTTTAGCCATAACCGAATAGCACATATTCGGCTTTAGTTTGGTTCATGCCGAAAAATGCGTACGCAGCGGCGCTCGATTCGCATTATTCGCTTTTTCGCGCAGAGTCAGAACTTTCGCACCGTGTTGATTTATATACAATTTATCAAATAAAAAATGCGAATAAAAAGCGGAAAACCCTCTTTCGCCTTTTTTCCGCATGTGATATAGGGGTTTCGGCATGAACCAAAATCTCATACCGAAACCGAAAACGATTGATTCGGTTTTACCGCAACTGTGATATTGCGGTACAGTTTTTCGCAGTTGCGGTGACATCATTTAATTCATGTGCTACACTTTGTGTAATTACGAAAAGGCCCGTGAAAAAACCGGATACCGCGAAAGCGCCCGTCAAGATAATGGATACCCTTGAAGTGAGACGATTTTATTATTGTTTTGTTTTAAGGAAAACACCATGTCAATGTCACTAGACCAAATTGAGATCCAACAATTTATATCCGATGCTCACGCAGAATTCCAATCCGAAGGTTTCTTGCTCGAACCCTCTGTTCGTGTAAAGCAAGGCACCCGCGGTGAAATCATCAACTTCCCAGTGTTTGGTAAAGGTATTGCCAACCAGAAGGGTGTACAGGATGATGTAACTCCTCTTGATATCAACTCACGAAATGTGACGTTGACCATGCAAGATTGGTTCGCACCTGAATACGTTGACCGTACTTTCAAGTACAAGTTGGCTGTGAATGCTACCCAGGAATATTCTAGTCTTTGCGCACAGGCAATCGGCCGTCGTTCAGATCAGATGATTATCAATGTTATCGCATCTGCTAACTATGGTGGTGGTTCTGAACAGGGAAATACCGTGCCTGTTTCTGGTAATGCTACCTACGATCAGTTCCTACAAGGCCATAGATTCCTGCGTCAAAATGCAGCTGCCAAAGGCGATTTATTCTGCATCATGGATGCCGATGCCGAAGCAAATCTGTTAGCCGATGACCACTTTACCAATATCTTCTTCATGAAGTCACAAACCTTAGCCGGTAACGGTCTTGATGGACAAGAAATCTTAGGTATTCGTATCATCGTTCTACCCAATATGCCAGAAGGCGGTTTGACAGACGGCACATACTATATGTACAACCGTCAAGCAGTTGGTTATGCAGCTAATGCAAGATTGGAAGGTACGATTGACTGGGTTCCAACCAAGGCATCATACCTCATCAATATGTGGTTAGAAGCTAACGCATGCGTCATTGACCAAACTGGTATGGTTAAATTGACTTATACACCTAATTAATTTTAAGTAAGGAATACTATTATGGCATTCTCCTTTAGCTACTTAGCACGTAACTCTTCATCAGGTAATATTGATGCTGGTAAAGCGTGGATATACAACGGCACCGCTGCAACAGGTTCAAATGAAACTTTGGCCACAATCGTCACAAGCGGATATTTTAATGATGCTCAGTCAACATTGGTAAATCCCTTTCCTGTTGGTTATACCGGCACCCTAGGCCCATTCGCTATAGGTGATATGCTGGAAATCAGAGGTAATGATTCAAATGGTCAGTACTACGTTACAGCGATTGCGCCTAATGTGACATTGGCTGTTTGGCAATCAACTTCTGGTGTAACTTACTCAGGCTCACCAGCCAATATAGGTGACTTAGCATCTTATGGTAACACCTCTGGTGACATCGTAGATTCTGGGGTTGCAGCTACTAATTTGGTGCTGTTAACGCCTAGTGGAGACCAGACAATTACAGCAGATAGCTTGATAATTGAGTCAGGTAATTTGGTTGCAGGGTCTAGCGGACATGCTGGTACCTTGTCATCTTATCCTGCGACTTCTGCTAAAGGTCATTTGGCGGTCGTGGGTGTTGCTAATACGGGTAATACAGTTACCACGATTAGCAATGCTGCGATGGGTCAGGCATCTGTGGTATCTATTCCAGATCCGGGAACATCCACCGCTGATTTCGTCGTAGCCCCCGGAGCATTGGTAGATCAAAACTTAGTCAAAGCCTCTGGTACAGCTGGTCTTGTTGCTGATGCTGGCGTCTCTGTTGCAAGCATAACCAATCTACGCACTGTCACCGTAACTATGGATACGGCTGCAGTTGTAGGCGCTTATGCAGCTCCTGTACTAATCGCTCCGGCTCCTGGTGCTGGTAAAGCTATTATGCCAATTGCTGCACAAATCGTTACCGAGGTATCAACTGCCTTCGCAACCGGTGGTGATGCCCAGTTACAATGGGATAGCACAGTTAATGCAGGTGGTACATCATGCCTTGATGCAACCATCCCAGCAGCTGAGATTACCGCAGCAAGTTCTCAGGTTTACACGCAATATGGCGTTCCAACCACAACCGTAACAGCTACCGCAGGCATCACGGGTCTTGGTGTTTACTTTACCAATGCAGCAGGCCCCTACAGCTTGGGTACCGGCTCTACGGTAACAGTAGTTCTAACTTACCAAATCATCCCAGCAGTTTAATGAGATGACAATAAGGGGAGAGGAAACTTTCCCCTATTGGAGATAATTCATGCCTATGATCCAACAGGTATACGCTGCAGCCCAAACCGATGCAGAAATCATCATGCAAGCTGGCGTTATCTGTGGTCAATTCAATGTGCTCCTAAACGAAACAGGTAACCGCTTCGCTCAATCAGCTGCAGCCCTATACGGTGGATTAGTCAGCGCAGAGCTAGGCTCCAATCGTTGGCGCTTCTGCCAACACACCCAGCAGATTTCAATATTTGAAATGATACCACCACCCCTTCAATGGGATTCGTGGATCTACAAAGCTAAACTACCAGGCGATATGCTCATCCTCAATTCTACATTCCCATTCGTGCGTTATGCCGTTTGGGGCGATGACATTCTGCTCACCGGTAATAGCCCTATCATCCTTAAATATTTACGCTATGTCCCCGTCACCCACTGGGATGTAGCCTTCCGATTCTTCATTACCTATCAACTAGCTGAACATATGGCAATGTCCGTATGCCCCGCTGAAAAAACAGCTCAGATTGTAGCTATGCGTAAGCACTGGGAATCCAGAGCACTATTCGCTAATGCACAATCAACACCTCAAAGACCATTCATTCACAATCCATGGTGGGACTACCGTTTCGAAGGCGGTACCTAATGCTCAGAACGACCCAGAATTGCTTCACAAAAGGCGAGCTTGACCCCACCCTATTGGCACGTTATGACGTAGATGTCTACGGCAAAGGCGCACGTAAGATGCGCAATATGGTCGCATTGTGGACAGGCTCAGCAAGACTTGCCCCCGGTTCACAATATATTGATGTGGTGCTTGATAGAACGGCTATGCCACCTACGCCAATCATGGATATAACCAAAGTAATTGGATGCCTTTTTGAATATAATGCTGAAAACTCTATCGACTACACAATCATTGTTAGACCCGATACGACATCCACAGTAGCCATCGATATTTATTTGAACCAGGTATATCAGGTTTCAATCCCCGCTAGCGATTATACCGTAGCAGATATACCTAATATTGATTTTGCCGTGGGGCAAGACAGAGTTCTATTCATGCATGAAAACATACCAACCCACCAACTCATGAATAATGCCAGCCCTACCTCATGGACTTTTTCATTATTTTTATTCTCCACTTATCCAGTATTCGATTTTACTGTTATCGGTGGCACTCAATATCGAGTTCCTGGATTTACCTTTACACCGAGCGCCGTCACAGGAAGTGTCACAATAACGGCATCAAGTGCCATATATACATCAAATCATGTGGGTGGCATATATGTTGGAAATGCAGGTGTTGCTCGTATCACAGCAGTATCTAGCACCACAGTCTGTACAGCCACTGTACAAAATGCCTTCAATGCTACGTCCGCAATCCTGGGCACAGAGTCTTCTCTTAGTGAAAAAATGTGGACAAGTGGGGGCGGAAGTCCTGCAGGCGCTAATCGAGGCTGGCCAGCGCGTGGGTGTTATTATACTAATCGATTGGTGATGGGTAGGTCTCTCATCCTCAATAATGTCATGGCATTCTCAACTATCGGTGTCTATGATAATTTCGATGACTCGGATATAGCTGATACAGATGGATTCACCTACACAATTAACTACAAAGGCAATGACGCCATAGAAGATTTCTCTGGAGATGACGCCTTCATCATCTTCGGCGCAACCCGTATGTATGCCACAAATCCACTCACCGAAAATATCATCAATGTCACAGCATTCTATGCACCCCCTCAAGGCGGTGAAGGCTCATCTTATGTGCCATCAGTTAATATCGATAACCAAATATTTCATGCTACAGGTGACAGAACATCAATCATAAAAGTGTACTACGATACCTATAAAGCTAAGATTAACTCTTTGCCCGCAGCCCTACTCTCAACCCATTTGATTGACGTAGTGAACTCAATGGCAGCTTGGTTACCAGGTAATATCGCGGGTAAGTTTGTATTTGCCACTCAAGAAGATGGCACAATGCTCATGTATTCAACACTTGAGGATGAGGTTGTCAATGCCTGGAGTCTTCGAAATACTCGAGGTAATTATTTCCAGGTCATGGGATTAAAGACTTTATGTCAGACATTGGTTCAAAGGCAGGTTAATATCGGGAATTCATATTCTGATACTCCTGAGTATATCTATAATACTGATGCTAATATGGATGGTTATCAATTCATAACCAATATACTTCCTCAACAAATCTTGTTAGTAGATGATGCTTATCTTTTGATTGGTCATGAATTACCTTATACCGGCTTAGCGGTGACATTGAGTGTTAATGCCAGTGCTAATTGCCAATTAACGTTTGAGTATCTTGATGTCAATGGTAACTGGAATTTCTTTAGTCCAACCGATGGTACGACGGGAATGACGGGTAATGGAAACATTACGTGGAGTTTTACAGATGTTTCAGATTGGGCACCCAATGATATATTTGATAGTCAGAATAACATCTATCAGCAATTCTGGATTCGCATCAGAACCAATAACGCTGCCTTGGTGACGGTGCCTACGTTATCAGCATTGCAGATGAATCTTGGTACACGCATTTATTTAGAGCAGATGGATTTTGATACATACATGGATAGCCAGGTGACTGTGACGGCGGATAGTTCATCGAATGTTACCGGGGTTACGAATTTAGCGGGAGAGCAAGTTTATGCCATATCGAATGGAACAACTTATGGCCCTTATTTTGTTAATTCTAGCGGTGCTGTTACTGTCGACGATGATTTAGCGAGTTTGACGTTTGCATTAGGTTTTCAGTTTAAGCCGATTCTGGTACCGATGCCAGTTTATGCCCCGACGCAGGCTGGAGATAATGTATTTGCTGAGCGTTACTTTGAGATGATGTATATTGATTATTATAATTCGTTATATATTACGGCTGCAGAGATGTCGGTACCTGTGATGAATTATGGGCAATACACATTGGATAGTAATATTGAGCCACAGAGTGGTTTCTTTCGGATTAATCCGATGTCTGGGGCATGGCAACCGAGGCAAGAGATTGTGATTAGCCAGTCGATACCGGGGCCGATGACAATCAGATCTGTTTCCTACAACGTGAGGATTTAATATGGGCGCACCAGTAGCTATAGTCGCAGCTCAAGCAGCAATGGCAGCTGCCTCAGCCTATGGTCAACATAGAGCAGGGCAAGCTCAAGAACGTGTCAGCAAAGCCGAAGCAACCCTCGAACATGGTCAACAAGATTTTGAGTTGGCCAGAAAAGCAGCTATAGAGTCCGAAAACTATAGGCGTAGCTTGGCTACGGCCGTATCGTCTGCGTCAGCTCGTGGCGTCTCTGCTCGTCAAATAGGTAGTCAATATGAGGCATCTTTCTCACAAGACTTGCAAGCCATCGAGAGGGCACGCCGTGTCAATGATATTCGTAAGATTAATCGATACGCTCAGGCTGCATCAGGCTCTAGTACCACGAGTTTAGGCGCCACCACAGGATTGGGTAAGGATATCCTTGGTGCCTCTGCCTTGCAGATTGGATTAGGCGCCTCGACTAAATCCCCCGTGGCTCCTGTTGATAATAGTGCTATTGCGAGATTTAAACCTAATATTCCTATTGCGCCAACGAGTAATATAGCGGGCACAATATCAGGGAAGTATGACCCATTGGGACAAAGAAAATGGTAAGAGAAATACAGCCTCGTCAACAAACCGTAGGTGAAATCGGCATATCCGGTGGCACTAACACGGTATTTCAACAAAAGGCGAGTAACTTAGCCGGATTGAATCAAGTTGTTCAGGAAGTGACTGACCCTATAGCCGAAGGGATATTATCTGCAGAAGCTGAGGGAAAAAGGCTTGCCAAGTATGAGGCAGAAAAGGATTTACCTATTGAGCTTATACCCAAGGAAGAGGGGGGATTTAATCCATTCTCTTTAACCAAATGGGGACGAATGTATGACAAGTCTTACAATGAGATTGACAAGCAGCTTGTGGGTTATAAGGCGCAGGAAGCGTTAACAGAGAATGCGCTTAATTTATCTAGGCCAGAGAATCAGGGGCCAGGTATTACGGCCAGGTATGCAGCGGAATCAGATAAGATAATCAAGGCATATGTTGACAGTGCGAGTCCTGCCAATCGTAATGAATTGATGATGAGCTTAACGGCGAAGGCACGCGAGAAAGAGTTTGGTATAGCTGAGACCGAGGCCAATTATAATCGGGTACAGATTAAATCACAGCTTGAGCAGACCACGAAAAAGCTTGATGCAGATTTATTAGAAGCTGGATTTCATAAGGATGATGCCCGAATAGCTGAACTTAGCAGTGAGCTGATATCGAATGTAAACTCACAGCAAAATCTTAATCTTCTGACAGCTGCAGAAGCTGATGCGATGAAGCTTGATATCTCTAGTCGAGCCAAGCAAGCCTATATTACAGGTCAATATATACAGGCTAAATCGGAAGGTAATGAAGATGCTTTTATACGTGATGTTGCCGAAAATCCTGATAGATATAGTCTTACGATGGGTGAGGCCGAAGGTGTTGTAACCAATATACTCAAGGTTAATGCTTTAGAGGATAAGGCGGCCAATGAATTTTATACTATGCAGGGGTTGCAGTTTGAGGCTGATTATTATACTGGAGAGTCAACAACTCACGCGGACTTAGCCAAGTATGAGTTGAATGATAAACAGGTATTAAAATATTCGGCTTTCATCTCTAAAGAGAATGCGAAGACAGGTAAAAAGCAGAGAAATTATAACCAAGCCATCAAGGAGATTAGTGCTAATCAGGGTGCTGGTGTTGACAAGGCTTTGATAGATGGGTTGCAAGATAATGCTGTATTGGCGACACAAAATGAGATTGGTCGTGTTTTGACGCTGCCTGAGCAGTATAGTGTATTGCGTGGTGAGGGGCCATTTCCGGCTTCCACGATTCCAGGTTTAAGCTTAGGTACTAATGTGCCGAGTTTTGATAGAAGGGTTAGCGGTGCTTTAACCAGTGAAGACCCAGGGGCCATGATACAGGGTGCATTGGTTTACCAGGCTAGTGTTTCTAGTGGAAACCCGAATACATTGAATCTCACAGGACAAGCGCTGCAGTCGGCCGTGATGATGACATCATTGATGAATGGGAATGTAGATCCGATTCAAGCAGCCCAAAAAGTCACAACAGCCGTACTTAAACAAGATGAGGCTGGCACAGCTCTAAGGCTAAAAGAATTCAACAGTACAGACATTCAAGATACGTTGCCCAACGCATTTAAAAAGGCTACAGGCGCTAGCTCGGATAAAAATCAATTCGTATATGGAGACTATGTTAATCAGGCTCGTGTCAACTTTGCAGCGGGTTTAGATATAGATGATGCCATTGAAGCAACTTCACATAATTTCAAGAACATTACCAAGTCGGAATATTTTGTACCTGGCGCGGTTGGCCCATTGGCTCCAGAATCATTACCACAAATTGGTTATGAGATTAAGAATCAGATGGCGTTATCTGTACAAAATTTGATCAATAATGGGGCATCCGGCAAGGGTGGCTTGCCTGTCGAATGGGCAAATCCTAAGGATGCGATAGATCTTAAAACAATCAATACAGATGAATTAGTTTCAACGCCTCTATCAGCGGTGAGTAATGGGGAAGCTGGGCTATACCCCATTGGCGACCCTGTATATAATACCAAGTTACCCAAAATCAAAGTAGGTAATGTCGTATCTAATGTTTATCTGATGCCTGGCGCTCGTGTTAGATATGGCGATAATGGAAGGCCAATTTATCAATTAGGTTATGTTGATGATATAGGAGCCTTGCAGCCTATTACTGATAGAAGAGGGCCTAATCAGCAAGCTACTTTTTCACCTGTTTCCGCAGACCAGTTTGCCCCCAACTATTTCGCAAGCGATAGCGCAAAGAAACGCGTCGCTTTAATCAAAGAAGCATCTAGGGAAAAAGCAACCCGAGAGAAGATTGATAGATTTGGGCTTAACTATGCCAAACGTATGTTTGAACCTGGCGGATTAAGTAATAATTTTGACTTAGAAGCAGCCGAAAATGAACAAAAGATAGCCGAAGGTCTTAACAAGGCAGGCTTATAATGCTTGAACAAACAACCATAATTGATGAGCTTAATCCAACTCCTATCGAAACATTAGACCAGGCTGAGGAAGGGCCAATCCCCGAGCTTATCCCTACCACTGAGCATATTGCAGCCGAAGGTGAGCCAGACCCTAAAACACCACCCGCTGAAATACCAGTCCAAGAATTTAAACCTTTCGATACCGATATGCTCGTAGTCCCAAAGATGAATAATTTTGTTCCACGTGAAACATATGTTCCACAAGAGGATAATGACGGTTCGGTTTTCATGGCTAACTTAGAGAATGAAAACACGATTTGGTCATGGGCTACGAGTCGGCGCGCTAAGGATGTGTCAGAGGTTGATTATAATAAATTCAACTTCGCAGAGCATCTTAAGCCTGAACAGGTGCCAGATCTGAAATACTACGCCTTCGCTATGAGCCAAGAAGAAATCGATGATATTACCGTTCAAATTGCGCGTGAACGTAAAAATGATGCCATTATGCAAGCACATCCTATTCAAAGTTTATTAGCAAGCGCGGTGTTATCACCATTAGAGTTAACAAACTATTTTCCAGGTGGGGTAGCCTTTAACCGATTTAAAACGATTGGTACAGTTGCCAGAGGCGCTATCGCTGTAAGTGCATCGAACCTAGTATCTACCGTCGCCTCAGAAGTTGCACTACATAACAGTCAACTAACAAGAACAACAGAGGAAAGCGTATGGAATGTGGCTACTTCGACATTGTTGGGCGCAGCGATTGGAGCAGGCGCAGCAAGATTAGGCCCAGAATATCAGGTATCAAAAGCTGTTGAGCAACAGGCGCGTAAACAGATAATGGATATCTACACAGATACACCGCCCTCTGTAGGTGCTGCACGTGTACAAGAATTGGACAATTCACTTGCCAATATGCCAGAGATTACCAAGAAAGCTATGTTCATGAGTCCTGGTGCCAGATTGGAGTCATCAGAATTTAAGAGCGCTAATCTTTTCAAGAACCAGATATTAGAAGGGTCATTATATACAGAAGCTAATACAAAGGGACAGACGCATGGGCAAGCCCTTGAGACCATGATCAAGACAAGAAAAGGTGCTCCCCGTGAGCATATCCTAGAATACAATAACGCATATTTGGCTGAGATTGGTATCGAGGGCGGGGCTTTTAAAAAGACACGCGCCTTTTTTACAGAGATTGCAGGCAATAAAATGTCAGCAGCTACCTTTGCTCAGAAGGTGGCAAAACATATCTTTATGGCTACAGATGATACAAACCCAAATGTGCAAAGGGGCGTTGTCGCAATCAGAAAGATAGCAGAAGACGATACCAAGGTGCTTAGAGAATTGGGCAAGCTCAAAGAAGGTGAAGGTACAGCTACGTCAGCAGGCCATTTAACGATTATTCCGAATAAACAAAAGATATTAGAAGAAGGGGGAAGAAATGCCAGAGGGCCCGGAACCTATCCTGAGACATTAAAAGATGAAATGAAAAAGACGATGCTTATCGCCGATGAGTTTAGGCAGGGGCCTATCCATACTGCCATACAAGATAAAATTAAAGTTTTAAAGAATCGTATAAAAGGGTTGCCACCCGAAGAGCGGACGGCTATTGAAAAGGGTATATCTGAAAGCAAGAAAAAGATTAAAGATGTGGAGCTGAGAAGTTCGGAAAAACTTATTGCTGAACAATCAAAGTTAGACATGCTCACCGAACATTATAATGAAAATATAGAACACTGGGAATCTCAAATCTCTGAACATAAGAAAGAGGCCATTTCAATTGCCCAGGACTTTAGCGAAAATTGGCATAAAGATATTGAGTTACTGGATAATGAAATCAAGATTTATAAAAAAGAGATAGCGACAAATGAAGCAAAAGTTTCAAAATTAAATACTGAAAATGAAGTTAACAAGGAAAAGATAAAGCATCTTAAAGAAGATAGTAAAAGTTATACAGCTAAAGATAATAAAATTAAAGGTGATACAGCGGAAATTGAACGCCTAAAAAACGAAATCTCTGTGGCTAAATTATATATATCAGAGCTTAAATCTGAAAAATCATCGGTTTCTGAGATTGTAAACTTATTTAAAAATCAATCGAAAGGTTACTTTGAAAATCTTTCATTATCAAAAGAACTTAAAAAAATATCATCTTTTCCAGTAGAACAATTTCAAAAATTTGTATCTAAAGTTGAGGTGGCTGGCATTAAGCCAATCAAGGATAGAAAACAATATAATTCATTCAAGACAAAGTTAGGGCAGATAGATGTATTGCTTTCTGATATTAATAGAGAAACAGACGTTCTTCGTAAACATACTAAGAAAACTGCTAAATTAGATAAGGAATTCCTATCTAATGCAAGCGCAGAAGCAAAGAAATATGTACAAGATATTAAAGATTATGAGAAAGGAAAACGCCCACTAAAGCAGAGTGAGAAAAAGGCTTTAAGAGAAGAGATAAGGGCGCATCGTGAACAGATTAAAGAAGACGCCATAAAATATAATCCACTTATAATCAATAGAAAAACAGGCAAGCTATGGAAAATGGTAGATGATGATGTACTTTGGTCAAGCGCCATTAATGTCATTGATAAACAATTATCCATGGAAGAAGATACATTATTGAATCCCATGTTTAGGGATTTTGGCAATCCTAACTCCCTTAAGGGTCGCGTATTAATGGTGCCACAAGAGAAATTATTCCCTTGGCATAATCAAGATCCGGTTAAAATATCATTACTAAACAATCGCGCTTTATCCCCCTTTATCGCAAAAGAATTATTCGCCAGAGAAAAAGGCTTTAACGATTTCGATGAAATGAAAGTCAACTTCTCGAATCGCTTAAAAGCAGAATATGATGAAAAATCCGTCATTAAAACTATCGTTGACGGAAAACTTGTTATAACACCAAAGACAGGAAAGGAGGCTGCGAAACTTAAAAAGGAATTTGATACCATTCGTGAGGATATGCAAGCAACACTTGATATCTTAGATGGCATATATGGTCAGGGCGAAAATACAATCACATCAACAAAATCCGCTAAATTCTTACAAGGCTTTAGAGATTTTAACTATGTGCGTATGATGGGAAGTATCACTCTCCAGTCATTCAATGATATAGGCTCAATCATGATTAGAAATGGCGTATTCAATACCATGTATCATGGATTATTGCCAATGCTAACTGATATGAGACATATGTCTAAGAGGGACTTAAAAGCTATACATTATGGCATGGATTCTGAACTAGGTATGATATCTCAACGCTATATGGATCAGGAACCCCTGTCCACAAACCCAGGTATATTCACCCGCTCCATGGATACACTAAAATCAGCCTTCGGTGACCTAACCCTATTCAATCAATGGAATGGCTTCGCTCAACGCCTATCAATGAATACAAGCATCAATCATACCCTCGATACCATCCACAGAATCATCAATGGCCAAACAGTAAAAAAGAAAGATAGAACAAGATTGGCTCAGCTCGGCATACATGAGGAATACTTCGACTACATAGCCCGCAAAACTTCAGGCCCAAATAATATAAGCACAAATGGAACCAGGGTCGCAGATTGGACAACATGGAACCCCACAACATCCTTTGAAGCTAACGCATTACGTGACTTTCAAGCAGCTACCATCAGAGATGTAGACCAAACCGTACTAACTGTTGGTGCTGGCGATAAACCACTATGGACTCACGACTCAATAGGCAAAACAATTACACAATTTAAAGGCTTTGGCTTTGCTTCAACTAATAAAATTACACTGTCAGCTATCCAAAGAAGACATGACGCAGAAGTCTATACCGGAATAACTGCTATGCTTACATTAGGTGCAATGAGCTATGCAGCTACTCAGTATATACGCGGGAAAGAACCTGACTTTAGCCTGGGAAACCTAGTACTAGAATCAATAGACCGCAGCGGTATCATGGGTATAATGATGGAAGGATTCGATATAAGCCAATCAATGGGCATCATCCCTGGCCAAGGCGTATCACGTTACCAATCGCGAGGCATACAGGGCGCTTTATTAGGGCCTACAGGTGGGACAGCCGTAGATATAAGCATATTGCTAGGCAAGATTGTTGGCAGTGGGTGGAATAAAATAGGCCAAGAATTAGGAATTGATTTGGGTGATATGGAATTGACCACATCCGATATCAATAAAATACTAAAACTTTTACCGTTAAGTAATTTGGCATATATAAATTGGCTGGACGAACAACTCGTAACAAGAATCGGTGAAGCATTTAATCTCAAAGAAACAAGGGCAGGACACTAAACATGGCAAACTTCAAAGTCAATGACGTACCATCATGGATACAATATACCGCTACAGCTTCACAAACTGAGTTTTCCATCCCCTTTCCTTTCATCGATAATAGCGATTTGTCTGTATGGCAAAATGGCATATTGCTTACACTCACAACAGATTATACCCTAACAGGCGCTCAAACAGCATCAGGCGGACAACTCACCCTTAACACCGGCGCATCCCTGAATGATATCATCACCATTCAAGATTTAATGGTAGTAGACAGAACCAATATATATTTACCCACTATCAGCGCCCTCACAGGCTCAGCGCTAAACAATGACTTTAACCGTGATGTCATCATGATTCGTGACCTAGAAACCACAGTTAACTATCTCATGCTGCAGTACGAGCCCTACGTTCCTATCTCTCAAGATATCGACGTAACCACAGATAGAATCATCCCTTTATTGCCAGCTCGTAACGTATGGCGTAAAGACCCTACCAATATGTTTATCCAGGCCATCCTATTGCCCGATAATCCCGTTGGGACGGCTACCGTATTCACGGCTGATAATAGGATTGTCACAACTGATTTGCCATCAGGTAATACCTATATCAAGCAAACTGATTTACAAATAACCAGTGATACGATAACCGCCATATCCGGTAGTTTGAATTTGGTCGGCACCAATGATGTAAATATCACAACGCCAGGGAATATTTCTCTGACGCCTGGTGGAATGCTTACATTAGTCGGGTCGATATGGCCATTGAGTGGAGCTGCGCCTTATAAATTCTTAGGCTTTGGGTCTGGTAGTTCGACTCAGCTAACATGGAATTACGGGGTATTTGTGATTGGGACGCCGGTAGATGGTGCGGTTGTTGTCTTCTCTGGTACCACAGGCATGATAACGGCATCAAATCTGAGCATTAGCACTGATACTCTGTTGTCAAGATCGGGTGATTTAACGATTGCTGCGGACTCTGGTAATCAGTTAGTGCCTAATGACCCCACAGAAGCATTAGGCATTGCTACTAAACAGTATGTTGATACGGCATTTGCTGGAGCGGTGACAGGTGGCGTTAATCTAGGGGCTGGCATTGGGATATTTGCTGGCTTATCTGGTCAGACCATGGAATTTAATAGCGTAACAGCCACAGGTTCTAGCACTGCAAGTTTATCAGGTGGCACGATAACGATTAATTCTGTTGGTACAGAATATGCGTACCTTAATTCTCTATGGATTGCTCAACAAAACGGTAGTGATTCCAATGCTGGAACCAGTATTGATACACCGCTTTTATTGGTACAAACCAGCGTAACCGCAGCTAGCACGGTGAACACTGCGTTATATGTTGTAGATTCTAATCTAGTAAATGCCGAGACTATAACGACGCTAGGCACAGGTCAGACCTTATACATTGATGCAATTGGTACAACATTTACCGGCGCATTCACAATTTCAGCTGGAGATACCGTTTATCTTAATTGTGTAGTATGTACGAATTTGAATAATGCGGGCACGTTATATCTCAATTCACAGCAAACCTCTACCATTGCATCTAATACGGGCAATATCTATGGTAATAATAATGGTATTACTTTTGGTGCACCTGGCGTGGCTGCAAGCACCTCTAGCATACCGGATTATACGTGGCCAGTAGGTTCACCATCAGCAACGGGGCAGGTGCCAACGAGTACAGGCACAGGGCCAGGGGCTACAACAACATGGCAAAATGGGGGCGGTGGGTCTAACTTTGCTTATACAAACACATATTGGGTAGCTCAGACGGGTGGGAATGATGCCAATGGCGGGGCAAGTATTAACCTTCCTGATTTGTTGGTTCAAACGGCCTTTACATCCGCGGGAACTACTCAATCGATGATTTATGTTGTAGATGCTTTTCAGAATAATGAAACGATTGTGGCAGATGCAGGTTGCTACATATTGCTAAATGCGCCTGGAACGGTATTTAACGGATCTATTGAAATTGGAGCCGGTGGATTTTTAGGCGGTAATTTCGATAATGTAAATTCTATAATAATGGATACAAGTGCCGAGGCTTCTTTGTTAATCTCTAACGGGGTAGATGTATCGCTTACACTAGCTGGTAGTAATACATTATATCTTAATGCTGCCTCATCAATCCAGGGTATCGCAAGTACAGGCGGTTCTAATTTTATATATCTAAATACTCAAATACTATTCTCTCCCAATATTGGCGCAGGTGATACCGCATATATTTATGCTGGACTATGCAGTGGTCTGACGAATGCTGGGACAACTTATATATCATCACCTTCCACCACAGCAATCACCAACTCTGGCGCACTTTATATCACATCGCCAGGAGGTTCATTAACTTCTAACACGGGTAATATCTATGGTGTAATCGGGAACACCTATTACGGTTTAAATACTATTTGTGATTCTGTAGGCGCTAACGTTCTCACGTTCGTAGAAAATGCAAGTGCTGTTAACTATATCAATATAGCGAATGGTGCCACTGGTAATGCACCCGTCATTGCAGCTATTGGCAGTGATACCAATATAAGCCTTGTTATGAAGGGACAGGGAAGTGGCGCAGCTGTATTAGCTGACTCTACAGGTGCAGCTGCTATTGCAGGTGTTGGCGTGGCTTCTCCTGTTAACTTTATCTATGCTCAAAACTCAGCCACGGGGAATGCTCCCGAACTACAGGCAGCCGGTAGTGATACCAATATAGATTTCATCATTAGAAGTCAAGGCACAGGTGGCGTCTATACGAGCGGTGCAACAGATGGTAGTACCCCTGCCACTGGCTTTGTAGGCGAGGTTGTAACAAGCAATATACCTTTCGTTTCAGCTATAACCTTGACAACAGATAGCACAATATATGACGTCACAAGTATCTCTCTACCAGCCGGTAACTGGGCAATCGATGGAAGCGTGTTTATTTTCGATTCAGGAAATCTTTTAACAGCGGCCAATGCGTGGGTTAATGATGCCTCTGTCACCGCTCCAGATCAATCTGTCTTTTCTAAATTTCAAACACTTACTTCTACATTTATAGATTGGGGCGCAGCAGTTCCAAAGAGAATTTATAACCTTACAACTACAACCACAATATATTTAAGCGCGTATTCAGAGTTTACAGGCGCATCACCCGTCGCATGTGGAACCATAACAGCAACAAGACTACCGTAATCAGTGAGGTAATATGGAAATAGTAAAAGATGATGAATGGGGCCTATATCCCAACTTTGTAAAAGATGAGTTCGTATGTAGACACACTGGTATATGCCTCATGACTCACAAGCTCATGAGGCTTATACAAGACATCAGAACCCTGTATGGCAAACCTATCATAATCTCATCCGGTTACCGTGACATATCACACCCCGATGAGAAGTTTAAACCCTCACCAGGTGAACATACCATGGGCATGGCTGCCGATATCAAAGTATGGGGTGAAGACGCACTATCCCTCACAGGACACGCCATCATGCAAGGATGTGGACGCATAGGCCTGTCACAACGTGGTGAGTATACAGAGCGTTTCATCCATCTAGGCGTCGGTGACCATGCCGTAAATCGATTTGCAGTCGGAATCTGGACGTATTAAACTAAATGTATTACTGCTACGGTGTGCTACGGATGGGTGCCGGCTCAAGGGCAATGCTCAATCGTTGTTCCTGTTCTTGGCGACGTGCAGAGGTAGAAAAGCAACACCATTAATTAACCAAAGGAGACAATCATGTCAGTGAATAAGATGATGAAGGATGGTATGCCAGCTAAAGGCAATACCCAAGACTTTAAGGCACGTGATGCCTATGCGTGTAAACGACCTATGAATACACCTATGCCTATGAGCAACCCTGTAGGGCTTAAAATGGCTATGCACAACACGTTTGACGGTATGCCAGCCTATCCTAACACGTATGTATTTGAAGGCATTACACGCGAACCTATGCGCCCCGGTGAAATGCGTGAACGTGAAGGGGATGATTGCCCATGACCAAAAGGCCTATAACTCCTACCCAAACCCCTAAACCTTGCCCAAAGCCTGCGCCCAAGACATTCAAAACGGGCGTACAGGGTAAGGTTTGGGGTAAACAATACAATGATTGGACAAACCCTAACCCATGAGAAGCACACCGAAGAGACAACCAAGGCAGACGTTTAAAACGGGCGTTACATCGCCTATACGTGGCGCATCAACGCATGTGCCTATGGGTCAATTGAATCTGCCGGTAGTGAGGTAATCATGCCATTAAAGAAATCAGCAACTAAGAAAGCACGAGAAGCTAACATAAAGACAGAGATTGACGCGGGAAAGCCAATTAAGCAAGCTGTGGCCATTGGTTACTCGGTGCAACGTAGGGCTAAAAAAGGTAAATGAAGGATGTCATATCCCTTGACCTTCCATGGCCACCCACTATCAATCATTACTGGTTACAGCGAGGTAAACGCAAATTCCTTTCTGAAAGAGCTCACGGATTCCGAGCAGAAGTCTTTGCAGCATTTAGCGCCACGCGTTGTCCAGGCTTTGATGCAGATGCTCGACTGGGCTTATCTATCATTGCTTATCCCCCTGATAAACGGAAAAGAGATTTGGACAATCTATTTAAGGCACTTCTTGATAGTCTTGAACATGCTGGTGTATTTTTTAACGATAATCAGATAGACAGGTTATACATTGAAAGAAAAGAAGCCAAGCTCAACAAGGTCATAGTGACTATATGCTCGTTAAAACCATAGATTACTTTGAGGATATATTCCGAGCTTACCCACATCAGCGTGATTTCTTCTCTGCATTCTTCGTGGGTGAGGCGCATTACTTCATGGAGAAACTACACAGGCGAGCGGGCAAAGATGCTGAGGCTTTTAATTGTGCTGTGCTATATGCTTGTATGGTTCCTGGTAACTATGTTTATACGCTGCCTAAGATAGGGCAGGCGCGTAACGTGATTTGGGATGGTAAGGATTTAGAGGGGCAGAGATGGATTGATAAGATACCGAAGCACCTTATTAAGAGTCTGAATCAATCAAACTGCAAGATAAACTTTCGTAATGGTTCCATCTTACACATCACAGGTGCAGATGCTCTGATGCAATCACACTTAGGTAGCAACCTGAAAGGTATAGTGCTCAGCGAGTATCATAAGACCAATCCATCTATTTGGGATTACGTGAGGCCGATTATCAAGCGCTCAGGGGGTTGGGCTATCTTCCTATTTACGGCTTATGCTAAGGGCCATGCCTTTCGTCTCATGCAAGCTAATATGGATAACCCGCAGTGGTGGTGCAGGTCATTAACTGTGGATGATACGCGAGATAATGAAGGCAAGTATATCTTCAGCCCCGAGGATATAGAGGAAGAGAGGCGTTCAGGGATGGATGAGGCTCTTATACAGCAAGAGTATTACTGCAGTGAAGAGGCTGCCATAAAGGGCACCTTCTTTACCGAGCAAATAGAACACGCATACAAGGAAGGTCGCATAAAGCAGGGCGTAACAGTTGATAAGCATTTGCCTGTTTTCACCTCTTGGGATATTGGTAGCCGTGATACTAATAGTATATGGTGGTTTCAGAAACAGGGTGATAATTTCGTTTACTTCTATCAGCATGATAAAAACTACGGCTCAATTGATTACTACCTGCAGTTGCTTGAGCAAGTACGTGTTAAGTTCCAGTTTCACAAGTACGGCGGTCACTTTCTACCACATGATGTTAGTCAGACTGAGTGGACATCGGGAAAGACGCGCCATCAGGTCATGAGAGAGCGAGGGTTGCACATAATGCCCGTACCACGCATGAAGGTGATGGAGCGTGTACAAGTGGCTCGTAGCTCATTTAAACACGTTATAATTGATAGTGTGGGTTGTAAGAATGGTCTTGAGGCCTTGACAGTGGCCAGGAGCGTGTGGGATGAGGCCCGTAGATGTTTTACTTCTGATGAGGAGCATGACTGGAGCTCTCATCCGTCTGCTGCATTCCAGTATGGACTTGTTGGATGGCATGATACTTATGCGAAGCAACATCTACAACGGGTACAAGCATATGCAAGAACATACAGCGATGAGTGACAGGATTGGTATAGCCACGGATGCAGAGGCTTTGAAGCTGCTCAGAGATTGCTTGAGACGTGATTTAGAGAGAGAGCCGGGGAGTTTGTTAATCAGGGGTTATCTTGATGCGGTTGACAATAGGCTAGAGCAGTTGGCCAATAATGGGGGTATTACATCCACTCTTGAGCTTTGATCATCATATAAACCATAAACACAATGAAGCCCACAAAGAAACCAGACACTAGTCCATACATCAAACCAATCATTTATGGAAGCTCTCAAGCGTCTTAGCTAGTCTTGCTTCTTTAGCAAGCCTTGGGTTCTTACTATGCTCGGCAGCATTGATCTTACCTTCTGGTATCTTCTGCTCAAGCGGTACGTGTAACGCCCTGTGTAGCGCACCTGGGCGCTTTATAGCGCCTGCGATCCAATTAGACATTATTCTAGCTCCTCCACTAATTTGTAGTAAATCTTTACAGCTTCATCAAATGCCCACATGGGGCACACCTCAGCATCTTGTCGGACTTGTGCCCATGTTATAATCTCCTCAGCTAATCCTCGTACGATCTCCAGATGGTCTTCTGCTATCCGCGTCAGTCTACTGCTCATTTCTTATCCTCTATCTTATGTTCTACAGCTTCTACCACATCAAGTATCAGTTCAAGTGTGCTTAATGAGGTGGTTGTTTTAACCAGCTTAACTAAGAGCGGGTCCAGGCTTAGCTCATCTAACCGTTTAATCTCATGATTCAGTGCATTCAGTGCTTGTCTGACCTTGTTCATCTTCTTCCTTAAACTCATTTACAGCCGTGCCACCCTTTAGGGCTATCTCAATCTCATCTATACGCTTAGCCAGTTCAGATGTTTCATTGACTCGCTGTGCCGTCTCAATCAGATTAGCAAGCTTCACAGCCTCATCAGTATCATAGAGGCCTTTTTGCAATCCTTCAAGAACTACAGTCACCATAGTACGAGGGGAGTCGGGAGTTAATAGGCTATTGCTTTCGAGTTGATCTGGCTTCTGTCTAGAATGCTTTTGAAGTTCTTTATAAATCTGTATGTTTAATGTCTCTGTACCATCAGCCTTTACCTCTACCTGATACTGCCTGAGCAAATCTATCATATGTTCATCAAACTTTATCTTCCCAATGTGATAAGCAAGCTTAAAATCAGGATAAAGATTTAACCATCTGAAAAAAGTATAAGAAGGCAAATTATTCTCAGAACAAAAAGTATGGTAACTCTTTCCGCTCTCCATTAACTGTATTATCTGTGTGCAATGAGTAGGTAAAAATTCCTTGGGTTCCCATGCCTGATACGATCTCGCTGGTTTTTCACCCTTCGGCCAAGCCATAATGATTACACCTGTAGTATTAGTTACTGAGTAAGCTTAGTAAGTCTCATATTTATTTATCATCTTTTGTCATCTTTTTGTTGACAAATTGATTCGACTCATTTATCATCACTTTAAGTAGAGGCAATCACGCCGAACTTAAAGAGGTAAACATAATGAGTAGTGTAACGGAAATTAAAGAAATATCAATATCCCCTGATGACCAGGTCGAGATTAAGCAAGCGGTTAGTTCTGCGTTATCTTTGGGCTTATCAACTGAGGTATGCGGTACCTGGGTATGGGTGAGTGGTGATACTAAGCCTGTTAAGGACACATTAAAAGAGCAAGGTTTTAAGTGGTCACCTAAGAAGAAGGTCTGGTATTTTAAGCCCTCATCATGCAAACGATTCTTTCGTTCTAATACTGATATGCAAGATATACGCTTGCGCCACGGGTCATTAAGATTGAGGGCTAAATAATGAATGGTGAAGAGTTGCTAATGCACGTTAACACTGGGTCTGTAGCTTCTTATGATGACTGGCTAAGTGATTATCTTGATAGCTGCATAAGTGGCGAGGAATCAGTATTTTGTCCTATCTCATTTTATGAGTGTATATCCAATAAATCACTTATTCCCGTCGTAGAAAATGAAAATGGTGATTTTGTTGAGAGGCGTTAATTGTGAGTAAATATGAAGATCTTGCTTGTAAGGTATTTATAGGTGGTTCGGTTGTCATTGGTCTTTTTGCCAATGACATGGATAATCCTGACCTGTTTACCAAGGTTGTTATGATTAGCCTGGTAGCGATTACGCTTAAAATAGCTAGTTTGAGATAAGGGGGTAATATGTCAAACGAATATAAATGTTTAATGTGCATGGAAACATTTACATATATTGAGAATGATAACTGGAATGATAATATGGCTGTTGAAGAGTATAAAAAGGAGTTTCCTGATGATGTACTAGAGGACATGCGCATCGTCTGCGAAGTTTGCTATGAATTCGCCATGAGCAAAAGGGTAACCAAATGAATAAAATCATAAAGTATGCGGTGACCTTAGTATGCGATTCTGAGGGCAACTATTATATTATCGGCTCAAGCTATTGTCACCTCAATGAGAATCAAAAGCCCCATACAAATTCCCTTTTTGAAGCGTTCCAGATATTAAGTGCATATGCTTGTGAGATGGAGAACAAAGATGAATGATGAATCAACACAAAAAGGTATAGACCTGATAGAAAAAGCATCAAAGCAACTCAATCCATTAAACGATATTGATAAGGCTCTTCTCCAATCCTTCATGCTATTTTGTCGTGCCTGGTCACACAAAAACGGCAAAGATAGTCGCGTTATCATATCTCTTGACCAAGACAAAGTACTATCAGAGCTTGTCAAGAAACAAGGCTTGGTCACTAACCCAGATGAAAAAGACACCCAATCATTGCATGACGCCAAGGTTTGTGGTGTCCGTATCTGGGTTATCAAATCTCAAGCTGAGATTGACGCTGAGAAACCGCTAATCATTTTAAAATAAGGAGTAATGTTATGTCAGATTCAGATGAACTTCGAGTAGCCGGTGAAGTTACCCCGGATATATTTTTATACCTTCATAATTTCGTAAGCCCCATTAATATTAATGAAACGTTCGTTGAATACTACGCGCTAAGAGATATGGTTAAACAAAATGATGAAGATATCAGGATTCTGATAAACGAAAGTATGGCTATTCGCAATAAAGTCGATGAAATCAGTTACACTATCGATATCGTAGTCAATGAGGGGATTTATTTCCGTGACTTTATGAATCAAACCATGCAAAGAAATCAAGAATTACCAGCCCCTGTTATCATGCGACCAGTCATCAGTGAGTCTTATATCGAAAACATAAAGCATCGCTTTGAGAAGCTCTTCTATCTCTATGGGTTGGGGCTTATTTTTCTCAGTATCAGTCACTTAATCCACATCATAGGAGCGCATTCATGAAATTCATACAATTGTTAGATGGCACACTCATCAATGTCAACATGATCGTAGCTGTCGTTCACACCTCTACAGATGAAGATCAAAAAGGGTATGCAATAAAATACAAATTCTCTGACGGCTATTGGTCAGATGAGGAATTTAAAACATCCAAAGAAATGATGGATAGATTTCTTAAAGTAGCCACATACCTACTCGGAAGCCCATCATGAAAGATAAAGATAAAAAAGGCATAAGTCTCGATAAAACCGTTAAAGAAGGTTTGGACAGGGCGTGCAATTACCATGAAAATAACCCCCGTAGCGCTGATTGCAGGTATGGCGTATGCGATATGACCGTCGAGTCAACATCAGGTAACACACTTTTTGTTGAAATCTATTGCACCGTTAAAACCCTTGAAAGAAACCTGTCAAAGGAGAAGCATTAAAATGGAAAGCAAGACACTAGCTGATTTGTCGGGGCATATTTTTGATAAGATCGAAGAGGCCTGCATGGATTTCGCTACCCAAAACAAACCAGCCGATAATGATGAGCTATACAGAATAGGCATCGTCAAGCTTGCTGCACGCAATGGCGTAGCGTATGACGCTGTCGTGGGGTGTCACATAAAACCAAGTGTGGTCAACGAGCTGTCAAAGGAGAAACACTGATGAGAGTATTTACTGTGACAGAAGACATGCTAAGTCTGATGACAGAAATAATATTAACGGATTACCC